GGATCATCTGGAGAATCTGGAAGGATTACTGTTGCATCTCTACCAGCAATTCCAGGTGCTCCAGCAGCACCATCAATTCCACGTTGTCCAGGAATTATTGGTGCATCTTCTCCATCCTCTCCATCAAGCGGCATAAGACCAGAAGGAGAAATAGAAGTAGCAATAGCCGCACGAAGTGCAGCGTATGGAATGCGGAATGTTACTCCTGCACGCTCAAATACAAAATCATCTGCATCAGCAGGTGGAGTACCATCTGCGAAAGCAGAAATAGGTTTATTACCAGAAGGCATTATGGAGTTGCTGGCCCTTGAAGAATTGCATCAACGGTAGGAATACCGCCACCGCCACCGAAAATACCATCAAAGTCTACATCGAAAGGAGAAGCTTCTTGTTCTTCTTCCTGTTCATAATCTTCTTCATGTTCTTCTCCTTCTGGTACGATAATAATGATATTAAGACCTCCAATGCCCGCTTGAGAAAGTCCTGAGATTAAATCTTCAATAAATTTAGTAGACATTGTATTATTTAAGTTCAGTTTTTAAGTAAATTTTAATATCTGCAATAGTAGTTAATGCATCAATTTCATCTTCTCTTTCTTGTTTAGTTTTCGCTGGTTTTGTAATTTTTAATGAATTTTGAATCCATTTAACTCCGTCCCAATTGTAAGTAAAATCTGGTCGTTGTGGTACTTCTTGATCCAATGGGTGTGCGCGATCACCTTCGTAATAACTATTATCTTTTTGGAGAAAGTAACCCATTAGAAAGTCCTTTCTGCTGTCATCATATAAGCAAAATTGGGATCAGCAGCACCTGGTGCGTAAAATGCACTTCCATCTACTCTCGGAAATATCATACCGCTTTGAAGATACAACATTTTCATCGTATTTCGTCCGTCAACAGCATATGGTAGTCCCATATTAGGTCCAACTGAACCATAAGAAAGCGGAAAAACAATAAAACCCTGCAACCCTCCAGTGGAACTGCTCGTTAAATATTTTAACAGTACTTCTGGTTTAATAAAAGTATGAGGTACACCTATATAGTGATTGAAATTGATTGCTGTAGAAGTTGCTGGCATCGGTGTTGAAAGTATGCTGCGATATTTTCCACGAATTGCGTAATTTTTTATCGAAGTTATTGCTGCTCCACTCGTATCTGCTTCTCCAAGAAATAATCTATTTACTGCAGTTAATGTAGGATTTACATTTGGAGTTACTGAAGCAGCAGTTACTTCGTACATTTTCATCTCTGGAATCGAAAAGAAATTCACAGAATGCTCGGTGATTACTGGTGCGCTGGCGCTTGGAGTTTCGATGGCTGTTTTGGTAGCGCAGGGCAGGAAGCGGAAAGCATCAATCCAGCCGTTGAATACTTCGCTCGCTGCCTGATCTGACCCGAGGCGCATCGTAGCGATAGAACAGATTCTTGCGGTGGATGACACGCTAATGTCTTGAGTTTCTGCCGCTCCATTGAGGGATAGATAAACGCGGTATGTGCCAGCAAGCAAATCAAAAACCAAACGAATCTTGTTCCATTGATTAAGCGTCCATGTGGTATTTGTACCAGTCGCACCGGCTGTAATATCCCAAGATGAACCGGTGCTAGATGCCAACAAAACTAGCCTTACGGTGCCCGCTGTGTTATTGAAGCGTAAAAGGGCACCGAAATTGCTTGCGTTAAAGCCGTACAGCAACGGCGCGTTCGTGCCAACACCGGGGAGTGCGTTGATTCTAAACCATAGCGATTTTTCCCAAGACCCATCCCCATAGCTGGTAAAACTTGCCGAAGTTAGGCCGTCACCTGTACCATCCAGAAGTAGCGACGACGTGCCGAATTTGAACTGCGCGGTGTCAATCTGTGCGTTGCCAAGGGCCGTCCAAGTATTTCCAAAATCATCAATCATTGCAATACTAGCATCAGTACCTTCAAAATTTAGTAATGCTCCTTTTGTGCGATCAAAAGTATAACCATACTGTGGAGGAATTAATGTATTTCCGTAAGCTGAACCATGATTTCTGTATAGAAGTGAAGTATTATTAAGAGGAAGATCAGCCCCGAGAATATCTGTATTATTAGCAGATATCGCTTCATCCATATTAATAGCTTTTCCGCTAGAGAATCCAGCAGCATAGCTAAGATGATATGGATTAGATGAAGATGCAGTAAGTCCTGGACGTAAACCAGCACCAACAGTTAAGGCAGTATTATATCCATTACTGTCAAGAACTGCACTTTGAATAACTTGACGAGGACCAGCACTAGCTGCATTAGAAATCATCAATCCTGCAACGAGTGCTTTTAATGCACGAAATTCAGCAGCAGCCGTACCTGCAGGACGACTGTCTATTGGTTCAGTTGGATCATTTGCATTTGGCGTATATGGCATTAGTAACCTCTCGCATCAAGTCCGTGCATTTTAACTTGCATCAGTTGGTCTTTTACAAGTTCATCAAATTTTCTACTCTGATCTTGTTGAGCAAGCATCTGGAAGATTAAAGAACAAGCATCAAATATAATTGCGTGAGGCACTAAATCTGCAATCCAGCTTGCAAAACTTCCAACTGGGCTAATTATAGGAAGTTGATACCAACCAGCGAGTAGATAACGAATATTCGTAGAACTTCGTAATACTATATTAACTCCAGCATTATACCATACATCATTACGTTCAATTCCATATTGATCGAATAAGTGAAGTGGATCCAGAGGAGTTAATACAGTACTAGCTACTCCACCCGCCGCAGCAGTTGTCTTACGTAGATAGTGAAGTGCACGAAAACGAGCAAATGTAGTTGTAGCATTAAAACTAAAACTAGAGGCTTCACTTCCTAAATCTATAGTAGCTTCTGAAAGATCACGAGAATAAAAATCACTTTGATGCATTCTGAGAGTAGCAGCTTGAATCATTTTTTCTAGTTCAGCACCAGCCGCAGCCATATCATCGCGACCAGTAAGACTCTGAACAGCACTTAGAATTTCAGCGTAAGTCAAGCTGTTTCTCTCAGAAGGTTATATACGTAGACTGTTCTACAACTTACCTGTAGAAAGTGGAGCAAGAACTGCGGCTGCTTTAGTGCTAGCAATTCCAGTAGTTCCGCTTCCTGCACGTACATCTTGTGCTTTAAGAGCAGTACGTATAAGATTAGCGTCTACTCCAGCAATTTTACCTGCATCATTACTAACTGCTGAATTAGCTCCAGTAGCTACAGCAGCACGACGTTCAGCAAGTAGAACTTCAAGTTCCTCAATAGTGAGTTCTTTTCTAATTGCGGTACGAACAGCACCAAGAGGATCTTCCATGATTTGTGCACGCTGTACTTCATCCGGAGTAGCTCTGCGAATATACTGATTACCTTCGTCAATTTCTTTATTAAGATATTCAATGTCTTCTTTAATGTTCGTTTTAAGTACGTGCTGTATAAAAGGTAATTTCTTACCATCTTGCCTATGCATAGCAGCTACAGCCATAGTACAATGAAAATATACATATGCTGTCTGTTTAGTATTCGGCATAGGCGGTGTAATAGAAGCAAGAGCAGCTACGCGCAATGGTTGTACAGCGATATCTGGTTGAATTAGATCTGGGTTTGGGTTCATTTTGGTTCCTTATCTATGGTTGGGTGAAAAAAAGAAAGGTGCATACAATCCAGAACCTGTAAGCTCTGAAAAGTATGCACCTTTTACGCTCTCCGAGGAGGAGACTCAGAAAACTTCTTAACCGACAGCAGCAGCGGTAAGACCAGTCATAATGCCACACGCAGGAGGATTCTTCAGCTCCGTAGTGAGTTCGGTAGTAAGAGTACCACCAACAGCATCAATACCGTTATCTGCCGCATCGCTACCATCTTGATTAAAGCCTTTGTGCTGCGTCTTGCGACTGCCAAGATATGCTAATCTGAACGTAGGCATATCAATAGCAATTGCAAGTTTGCTCCACGAAGCGTTCGTATTAAAGAGCGGATGCTCAATAACACGGAACGTTCCACGAGAAATCTTAATCGTGGAGAATTGCAGACCAAAGCTGGTTTGTCCATCTACCAGTTGATACGTACCGTTCAATCTACCAATGTTATTGACTACTTTCTTGGCAGTTCCACCTACGAACAGAACTCGTTCGTTTGCACCTTTAGGATCGGTGGTTTGATTGAATAGCGGATCAAAGGCAGCTTCAAACTGCGTATAGTTGGTAGTACCACCAGCAACAGTTACGTTAGTGGTAGAGTAGCTCGCCGGATAGTACGCAAGGTTGGAAACAATGGAATAGATTCCATCCATTGTACGGAACGGTTGTCCGTTACGCGTACCAGAGAACTTCTGTCCGAAGAAAAGAGCTTTCTCAATATCCGCAGCATGAAACGCGCTGCAATCCTGTTTGTTCTCCGCTACGTTAGTATCTCCAGCGATATTACCAATCGCGGAAGCAGAGCCAGAAACAGCCCACGTATTACGGAAAATTTGCGTTAGGTTAGTAACGCGAACAGGATTGATCGAAAGTGCGTTTGGACGTAGTGAAGCTTCTTCAAACGCATTACCGACCTGATACAGGTTAATACTACCTGCGATAGCAGCCGCCGCTACTGTACCAACTGCGCGAGTTACCTGCACTTGCGTCAGCGATACAATACCATTAATGATTACGTTCTCACCAGTGCTATCTACACGCATAATCATGCCCGGAAGCACGTTATTCGTAGATGTTACGGTGAAAGTAGTATCACCAATAGCCTGACCTGCACCACTTAGTGTTAGCTGCGGAAACAACATCGTCTTTGTGAAGAATCCATGCTCGTAATTCATAGCAGTTTCGGATTCCAACATTGACGTAAGACCAAACAATGGAGCAGCGCCATTTGGCATCAGGCGCGTAATCATTCCAGCAAAACTCTTTCGTGCTAGGTCTTGCGTGGTCTGAGAAGTATTAAAAATTCCGGTCGTCATGATTTATTTCTCCTGAGCAGGTATATTTAAAGAGTCTGCTCGCCAAGCCCATTAATTTCAATCATGGGCGAGAACGTGATAGACTTCGCTGGATCTGACGCGGTAATTGCGTTTTGATCTAGTGTAACACGAACGATTTTGTCCGTATTATCACGATTAGCAGTACTACCGTAATGTACGCCAGCAACTCGCGTACCAGCAGTAATACCCGCAGCAGCAGAAACAAGCATTCCTGGAGTAATCGTACCCGGTGCAGCAGGAACTGCAAGAGTTACGTCAGGCGTAGCAATGATAGTCGCAGCGGTTAGAACAACTTCTGGTGTAGAATTAAGAACTTTACACAGAAAAGTTCTAATCAGAGAAGCGGTAACATTAAGAGTACCGATTCCAGCGACCCAACCACGACCGTGCGCCCAGGTAGTAAGAAACGCAGCTGATTGCCGATAGATAAATCGGAAAGTTACTCCTGGCAGTACATTAGCTGCAAAGTCGTTACCACCCAGAGCGACTAGCGTCGCGTGTGCAGTATCAGTAGTATCTGTACGACCAGCAGTCATACCAGTTCTATTCAAAATACCACCAGCGATCATTGCGCCTGTGATAGTTGAATTCGCATCAGCAGCTAATGCGCTGATTACTTCGCCTGAAGCTAGAATATCTCCTGGGCCAGCACCCCGAGAGGGAATTCCGCCCATTTGAACCAATCCACGTGCAAGCATGAAAATTCTCCGTTAGAAAGTTAAATAGATGTGTACTGTTAAGTTACTGCTGTTTAACGCCAGCAAAATCTAACCAATCCATCTCACCTGCGTTTCCTGGCTTTCCATCCTTTTTACCGGGAGTACCAGTTCCGGTACCATCACCTTTAACAGTATCTGCAAATGTGGTTACATACTTTTTAGCCATACTACTAATTTCGGCAGGAGAAGCTTTTGGATACTTAACCTGCATCTGTTTCTTAACCATTTCCAGCATAGGTGCAACTGCTGGATCTGTAAAAATAGGATTATCAGTATCTATTTGAGTGTTAATAGAATGATTCCTTAATTGATGAGGTAATGCTTTGCTAATTAATTTTTGTGCCATTTGTCTCGTCATAGATTCAGTAATTCGTGTAGCGCTCATCGCCATGTTAGCGAAAGAAACTTGCAATACACTATTAATTACTGAATTAAAAGCAGCTACATCACCTTCTTTTAGTGCTTTTTGAACGAGTACGGGGTCAATTGCTTTGGAGAAATCAATCCGTTTAGCTGCTTCAATCAGTTTCTTTGGATCAATTTTGGTTTGAGGAACGACAGAATTATAATCGTTCCAGTCTGGTTCAACTTCTTCACCTTCTTTTATAGGAGCATTTTGCCAAAGTTCCGTAAATTCAGCAAGTGGGGATTTGTTAGCATCATCACCAGTTTGTTGTTGTTGCTGTTGTTGCGTAATTTGGTCTACTACTTGAGTTCCATCTTTAGGAGGAATAACACCACTAGATTGCTGCTGTTGTTGTTGCTGCACTATTGGCTGTGCGGCAGCTCCACCTGAACCACTACGGAACATATCGAAAAGGTTTTCTACAATAGGACTTTTACGGTACATAGTATTCTCCTGTTAGACTTATTTACTATCTGGTTGAACATCATTTACTGCGTTTTTAGGACGAACTACTGTTTCATTAGATTCGTTCAGAAGCATATTAAGTATATCTATTTGCCCGCGAAGATATGCCTCTTGTTGAGTAAATAATAGTGGACGGTACGGATCCAGCATAAGTCCGAGTTTTTCTTCTGCGGCATCACTAAGAAGTGTTTGATAATATGCGCGTTGTTCTGCGGCTAAATGACGAGCATTAAGTAATTCTTCTGCTGTAAGTTTAAATGCAGCAAAAGAAGTAAGTATAGGTTCCATTATACAGCCTGAGCAGGTTGTTTAGTTGCTCCAGCAACAGCACTAAGCATGGTAGCAAGAGATGCTCCACGCGAACGAGCTTTCTGTTCAAGTTGTTGTTGAATAATCTCTGGAGAAGGTGGCTGAGGCATTGGTGGCATAGCTGCTTTTAATTGTTCTATGTCAAAATTCGGTATTTTAGAGAATTTCTCTACAGCAAGTTGAAAATTCTGCTGCCAGATAGCAAGTTGTTGTTCATATTGTTTTTCTGCATCAGTTTTCTCAAATGGACGTAGATCAACTCCGCGTTGTTTAAAGAGATGAGAGAATACTTCCTCTAATCTATAACCTGCTGCGAGTGCGGGAGTAGAACCAAGAACTTGTGCCGCTACTTGAAATTCTTCTGTATTAAATAATTTATCGCTTGGAAGCATTCCATCACTAAGTTTAAAGATAATTGAAGCTTTACGAAGTGTTACTGGATTAATCTTAACTTGTACACCACGTTCACGATTATAGAGTTCTGCTTCTGGTTGGTATTGTAGAATATTAAGGCGAATAATATCTTTAATATCCACCATCGGGCCATGTTCAGTCATAAGCGCCATAAGTTTATTACGAGCATTACTGTGCCCCATTACATCTGCAAACTCATGGCGAGTCTTGTTACCTTTCTGGAATTGTCCTTGTTGGACTGGATTTTGTCCATTAGTTAAATTCGCATAGCGGACATAAAGATCAGTTTCTGCAACTAAATTCGCAGAGAGTTCATCCCGATAAGGAACAGCTGCGAAAGAATCTCCTACAGGTTTTCCGTATGCACTTGGACGAACAGGAATTTTAGACGCACTATTATCGTTATTAATATCTGCTTCGCGCACACGAGAAGGATCATAGAACATACGATCTAGAACAAGTTTACGTTTACTGGCAATATTCGCATTCATTGCCGCAGACGCTAGATCTTGAAATGGAAGAACATTCTGAGCAAAAGACTTCGTCTGATACTGAAGACCATCTTCAATGGGCTGACCAAAAATGATTGGAATATTATCATGTGCATTAGTGCAGCGTTCTGCGTAAAGAAGTACTTTATTATTTACAATAACTAA